GTTCATTTCTACCTATGTATGAAACTACAAAGTCACATTTATTAGATTCTTCTTTTTTCTGTGGTAAGAAAGGATCTGCCAGTCCAGCTGTTGTCATCGAATAGTCATTGTACATATTCGAATATCTGACAGGAAAACTAGGGTAATAACCGGGTACAGAAGCTAATCTCATACTCTCCAGTATAAGAGATATAATTAAACTAAATACTATTTAAAAATGCGAAAACTAATTGATGGGTTAGCAATTGCTTCTTTTGTTTTATCACTGACAACTGTAGGTGCAATCGGATTTGGTTATCTAGCTCTTACTAATAAAACTAATCAAGAGAAAATAAAAAATTATGCTATTGGTCAAGTTCAAAAATTACTTTCTGATCAACTTACCAAATCAATACCAAGTCTTCCTGATGCTACAGGGGATGTAGTTCCTGTTAAACCTTCTTTACCTAAATTCTAACCAGCTGCTGGATCCATCATTGGATTCCAGTTTGCAGCAAGCTTAGAAGTTCCTGAAATACCTGGATATAGATTACCTGGGTTAAATACATTAGCACCTACCACAGGTCCTTCTGGCTTAGGATTAGGGATAATTGCAGGTTGCATATCAATATTCCCTGCGGTTACCTCTGGAACTGTAGGTTGAATCTGCTTCATCATCTCAGCTTCTACAGCCATCTTCTGTTTTGCTTTAGTTGCTTTATCTAAAGCTTCTTTACGATTATTATCCATCATCATTTTCTACCTCCTGCCATAATTCCTTTTTGATATGCCATAAAGTTTTGATCCTGTATCATGTTTGCCATACTCATTCTTACTGGTGCAGCTAGACCATGTGATGGTAATGGTGAACCAAATCTATTTAGATGTAGATAACCTAGTTGTAAATCCTGTGGCATCTTTACCATGTCAGCAGATCCAGGAGAAGACATTGGATTACCTATAGTCATCTGTTCTGTTGGTTCTGCACGACCAGCACTTTCTCCTGTTATTGCTCCTCCACCGAATGATGCACGTAAAGCATCTCCTGCTAATCTTCCTGGCATAGTCTTATTTACTTAATAAAAAAGGGAGTATCATCTACTCCCTCTATTTTATGTTGTCTAAATCTAAAAGATTATTCCATTACTAACATCTTGTTTCTGAAGATATCAGGTGTTTGTTGTGCCTGATTTAAATATCTCCATGCATTAGCTGGATCTTTGTCAGCTAAGGTTCCAAAGTTGTTCCAGAAATCACCTGTGTTCTCCTGAGCCTGTGGCTGTGGAGGAACTGGCATTTGTGGACGTGCAAACTGTTGCTGTTGCTGTGCTGCTGCAGCTTGCTGCTGTTGTAATGCAGCTGCTTGCTGTTCTGGTGTTATTCCTGGATTTCCTACTACTTGTCCTGCTTGCTCTTCTTGAACTGGATAAGGACCATTCTCACCGAAGAATTCGCAAGTATAGTCAGCCAATACATCTGGATCAGTTAAGATCTTTTCGTAAGACTGGTGCTCTGCCTGAATTTCCTTTAATAATCCAACAGCTTCCTGTAGCTGATTGTTTGTTGTTACTAAAGCATCTTCGATCTGTACTGCATAGTTATTTAAAACTGCTGGAGCATCTGCACCGAAGTGATTAATTACTTCAAGACTTTCTGGACTTACTCCGTTTGCTAGGAGTTGCTGGTCTGTTATTTCCTGCGAAGTTTGGGAAGAGTTGTTGGAGTATGCCTGGTTGCTCCCGTTCAAAGGCTGCGATATCTGCTGACCCTGGTTGTTGTATGAAGGAGCTTGTGGGGAACTGTAGTTCGCCTGGCCGTACTCTTGTGTCGCTGGAGACTGTTGACCCAGGAAGGGGATTTGAACTGGTGAACTCAGGAGTCCTACCACTCTGTTGAATGCGTCCTTGTATGGGTTCTCCGCTTGAGGAGCCGATGGGCTGCTCTGGGGCACGGACTGTGTAGGGTTGTATTGGGGTGCTACTGTCCCCATCTGGGCTTGCACTTGTGGTGCTGGTGCCACCGCTGCCTGCTGTGGAGCTACCCATTGTGGATTGGTCCCCACCACTGGAGCTTGTGCTGCTGTTTGTGTAACGGGAGCCACGTAGTTGCTCTGTGGGGTCGCTGATGGTTGGGGTGCCGATTGGGTCGGCATTACGGTATCGGCCTGCATAAGTTACTTCCTTCTGGAGTGATTCTAGTGTTCGATATAGGAAAGGGGTGAGATCTAATCTCGGATCTGCAGCCATCGGAATATCCGGTTGCTGCGGATGAGGTGTTCTCATTTCTTGATTGATTAAGTCAAGGAATTGAGAATAAGCCCTTTGTACTTGTCCCACCATTCTGAATGGGTAACCGGATAACATTCCGGCAACTTCATCATCAGTTTTGGATGGGAATAAATACTTCAGTGCTTCTATGCTATCAACCCCTAATTCTTGTAGGTTTCTACAGAATATGGATTGCTGCACTTTATCCTGTGCCGTGTCTTCATACACAGGACCCATCCATCTCCAAGCTACTGTTCTTTCTCCATCTGGAACTAGTCCATGAACACCTTCTGGAACTTCTTTTTCTTCTCTCGCAAGATCAATTGCTTTCTGTAATTTCTTCTCATAATTAGCTCTCTGCTTTTCATATTTCTCCATTGCTTCAGGAGTTTCTTCTGCAGGTAACTCAGGATATTTTATACCGGAAGCTGATGCCAATGTCTGACGGAATATCTGTTCTTCTTGGAAGATCATTAATTCGAAACATTTGCAGATTCCATATTCATATATCTGCAAACATTTCTTTCTGGCAGTTGCACTTACTCTTCCGTATGCAGATTTTATTTCTGTTGCAGTTACATTACTAATTGATATATCATCAATACCACCTAAAGCTAATCTTATTTCACTTCTTAACTGTCCAACATATCTGGATTGATCTGTACTTACTGCATTAGGAGTAATAAAACCAACACGATCTGTAGGTTCCAAGTTTGCAATAACTCTTGGAACTCTCATTCCTCCACCTGGGCTACCAATATAACCAGCTGGATTTCTTGTTACAGGATCCTGTTTATATGTAGATGTAAGTGTACTTAGATCAGAAGTGAACCCTGATTGACTTGAGATACTTGGTCTTTGTGGTGCAGCATCTTTACTACTCTCAACAATATCCTGTTTAGGACGAGAAGATAATAAAGTTGGATTACCGAAGAATGAAAGGTTAGCTCTGATGTTTTTAACCATTTCATCATGAGCAACAATCTGATTTGCTATCCAGTCAAATTCACCACTACCATCAGTGCCAAAAGCATCAGGATTATTAAACACTTCCACACAAGGAATAAACTTCATTGTGTTGTCTAATATTTTTTTATTTAAAGTGGTAAATTCCTGTGGTCCATCAAAACTTAACTCCTGTTCACTATGCACCTCTTCAATAGTTTCTGCTGTAATTCGAAGACGCATATATCTTTTATCAGTGTTCAATCCAATCTGGGATCCACCAAAACCTCTATTAGCTTTAACTTTATAAGGATATATAACTATTACTTCTTCAAGTTCTCCTTCCGGTGAATAAAAAGTTCTATAAGAATTTTTATCGAACCAGTAAAGTCTGTATGTTTTTTCAGTAGGGCGAATGTAAAATAATCCTTTTCCTAAAGCTAAGAAATGATCCCATATAGAATCCAATCTGGCATCAAGTTGATTGAATTTAATTACCTGTTGTATAAAATCATATCTCTGTGATCCAAAGTTATCCTGCTCAGGATAAAACTCAACACCCTGACGAATACCAAACATTTTCATCTGTGACAGATGAGCATGAATAATCATCGTATCGGTAGCACCAGCCGAGTCCCGGCTTATTGCTGCCTTCAGCATTGAGTCAAAAGTAGAATTAGTTTGATTCATCTAGGCACTTTTTATTATTTTATTACGCATCAATCTCATAGCCAGCTGCTTGTCGTTTAAAGATAAGATTCTCATCATCAGCTTCAATGTCGAAGCGTTCTCCAGGTTGAAGACCTAGATCGTGACATACTTCATCAGGAAGATTGAATATAGCAGAACCATAAGCGTCTTGCTCTAGTTCAATACCTTTATAGAAAAAATGGGCTACCATGTTAGATACTCTTAATAGTCTAATTCGTCAATACTCTAACTCTAGTTTTCCTCTGGACATTAATCCATTACATAACCAGACCAGAGCATCAACACAATCATCATGGGAACTAACTCCGAAATTAACAATCTCATCAGTTAGTGCCTGGAATTTACGATATTTATTAAATAATATCTTATGTTGCTCAAATAAGCCCATAATTCCTCTGAATCTAGCAACTTTATCTCCCCTGAATCCTTTTACCGGATGCCAGAGTAAGTTATAGAGTCCCTGTTCTTCTAAACAAATACGTTTAAAGTCAGCTTCTAATGATGCCTGGTATGCCACTGCTTCAGACCAGATATCCACAGTGCTGCCAGTTGGGAAGTATTTGTCCTGATCTTTATGAACTATTCCCCATTCCATCATCATCTCCATGATAGCTTCCAGTTTTTCTACATTACCCATTATCCTCAGTCGTTTGCAGTCAATGATATAAATCTTATCTCCTACTCTGCCACCCATTACAAAAACTGTATAGTCATTTCTTTCTCTGACTCCTGCAGATAAATCAACTCCAACACCTAAACAATCAAACTGTGTTGGTATCTGTCCTTTAATAACCAGATCGGGAGAGACAGACATATCACTGGTTCTTACAACTTGATTCTGATACTGAAAACTAAAACTTATTGGTGATTGTCTTCTACGATCATTTAGATAATCAAGTGACCACATCTCTGGCCAGTAGGATTTTTCATCACCATTTTCATCTACAGTAACTGCTGACTGTATTATCTGTATCCAATCATTATCAGGAACAAAAGTAGTCTGATGTATATCATCATGTCTGAATCTTGTACCAAGACATATAGCTCTACCACCTTCAAACATAGTTGGAACAATAACTGAGTTCCAGTTATCTTCCATAGCTACACGAATGTCTCTGTTCTTAATATCATCAGCTGATTTTATAGCATCATCAATGATACATAGATGAGAACGCTTTGATGTAACAGCACCTTTCAATCCTGCACAACATAAACTGAATTCTTCTTCACCAGTTGATCTTATCCCTGCAAACTTCCAATCAATACTCCAATACTCGTTAGAGTTTATCCCTTTGGCAATTTTTACCATAGGAAATATTTCTCTATAGATTTTACTATCTTCAATAATTCTTTTTATTGCTGCACTCTTTGGCCTGGCAACATCAACAGTATATGAAATATATAAGATCTTTAATGGTTTACGATTCAGTGCATGGACTCCAATAGCCCAGGCTGTAAATAAACCTAAGACTGTAGATTTAGCTGATCCTCTTGGTGCCAGTATATCTACATTCGGTCCAGCAATATTAATTAAACATTCACTATCTTGATGTGTGTAAAGATGTTCATGCCATAGTTTCATATGTTCTGCAGGAGGTTTATCTCCTACAACATCACAGAAATATGCAAAGTCTGATCTTGCTTTTTCAACATCAACTGAAGATGTTTTCTTTACAACTTGTTGTTTAGCAGCTGCACGGGCAGTTCTACGATAAACAGAATAGATACTTGTTCCAGCCATGTACTAAGACTAACCTGTTAAGACTTATGATTCTTCTTGAAGAATTTTTGTCCAGACACCCATTGATGCTTCCTGTAATGGACCTTCTATAGGATCATCTCTGAAGATTAAAAGTATTTCTCTTAATGCTCTATCGGCACCAGCTAATATCAAACCTTGTCTGTCTGTAAGATGTTTTTCATCTGTAAGTTGTTTTATGTGTGCCCGTAATTCCTTTTGAAGCATGGATATACGAGCAGCTCCCATATCCTGTTTTACGACTCCAAGATCTATAGCTTCTCTGAGCTTTGATATATCCATCTGCATGGAATCTATTTCTAACTCAAGTATTGTATTGAAATTCCTTTTCTTAAACTCTTTCTTTGACCAGGTATCACAATCAGATATAGAACCTCCATACCCTAAAAAACGGGCATAAAGATACATCTGTATCGGTGAACTGGTTTGTTTGCAGAAAGCTAGATATGTTTCTTTTTCTTTATCAGATAAAGTATCTAACCATTCAGTTATGATCTGTATGCGTCCCGTGACTGTTGATAATCTCTATTCTCTTTATAGCGTCTAAACTGTTCCTGTTGCAAGTTAGTTTTTCTTGTTTCTGAACCAGCTTCACGAATACCTGCTCTTTCCTCTCGACCTCTAGCTCCTATAGTTAGTCGTTCCTCTCCAGCTCTAGTCTGTTCAGTTAAACGAGCCTGATCTCCTGTTTCTCTAATACTTGCTCGATCCTGTTCTCCTCTTGTTTCAGCAAGTAGACGTTCTTCTGCACCTCTAGCCTGATATCTTCTTATATCCTGACCAGTGTAGAATTCTTCATTGATACGATCTAACTGAGCACCAGTTTGCATATTTAATCTGGTCTGCTCACCAGATACTTTTGCTAATTCAGTCTGTGTTCTTAAAGACTGTGTTGGTGTAGACACCGTAACAGGAGGCGGTGGTGCAGGTATATACTCAACTTTCGGTGCTTTAGGTCTTCCGCCCATAACAAAACTTTATACTGTTAATTTAATTTTAATCTAAAAACTCTTACTAGGCTCCCCCAGCTCGACCTCTAGGATTAATACCACTTCTAGCCATATTAACTGCTGCATTAGTTTGATTAGCAACAGCAGTCATTAGAGCAGCTTCTCCCTGCTGTGCTCTTAATCTTTGCTGTGAAATCTTAGTAGGTGAGAATTGGTCTTCCATTAGTCTTCTTCTTGCAGCAGCTTCATTAGCCAAACTTGCCATCTGGAGATACTGTCGAGCAAAATTCATATTTCTTTTAGCTTCTCTATTGGCTTCAAATTCTCTTAAACCAGTATTAAGCATTAATAAATTTCTCATATCTTTATTCAGCTGTTGTCTATTGAAAGCATCTTTCTCAAGCTGCTCTGCCTCTTCTTTTTTTGCTTCCTCAGCTGCAGCTTTCTCTTTAGATTCATTAAGTCTTTTGTTAATCTCACCAAAATTAGGCAACCTCAAAAATTCTGATATTCCTAATTCCGGCAAAGGTATTCCAAAAGGATTCTTTTTAGCCCCCTCAAATCCGTATTTAAGTGGTGCATTAGCAAATTTCATTTACTGATACTGATAATTAGATCCCAGTGCTTGGACTGCTCCTTGCATTCCCTGTTGTGCTAATGCTTGAGCACCCATCTGTCCTTGTAGTGTTAAGCCCTGCTGTGTTCCTAGCTGAGTACGGAATCTAGCAGCTGCCATGTTACGTTCAAAGTCTCTTGCTTTTGCTCTATCCATTATTGGTTCTATTCCTAATAAATTCTTGATCATAGTTTCTCTGTTCACATTACCCAGCTGATTCATATATGCAAGTTGAGCTTGATAAGCACTACCAGGTAGTAACATACCTGGACCATAACCTGTCTGATAACCGAAGCCACCAGTAGGATCTCCCAATCTATCTTTTAATGCATCTTGCACTATCTTATCAATCTCTTTTCTCTGACCTGCTTTTTTGAATTGTTTGCCGATTTGATCAGTGAGAACTGCTCCACCCAGAGCTGCTGTTGCTAATGGTATTAATGGAAACGCTGGCATGTCTTTTAATTAACTCCTTTGATTATTATTTTATAGGTAGCAAACTTAGAAGTAACCTCCTATACTGCCTCCAACATTTGCACCTGTTGCGAAACCTATAGCAGGATTTGCTAATCCTATGGCACCTCCGGCCACAGTTCCAATCAATCCACCAAATCCTTTACTTCCTGGTATTGTGTATTGGAATCCAGGATCCTGATAACCTGGCATAACTGTAGTATCATCATTTATTTTAAAAGCCCCTGCCCTAGCTTGTTGTGCCAAATTCTTTGCTTCTATCATCTTTTTAAACAAGGCATCTGAATCTTCTTCTTTTTCTCTTTTACGTTTGAACTCTTCTTCTAAACCTTTCACAAACTTACCAGCATAACCTCTCCCTCCACTAAAATCTATAGAGCTATTATCTCTACTTCTTCTATAGCTTTCAGCTCCTTCAAAAGCTTTAGCTTCTGACTGTTTATAGTCAGATGGTAAAGAACCATATGTGCTCTTTCTGTTAAATGAATCAGGAAGTGGTCCACCAATAAAACTCATTGTTATTCCGTGTAATCGCCTCGTTTGTACTTCTTATATTGTAAGGGGTCTTCTTTCTTAATTCTTTCTTGTTCAGCCTTTTGGAATAATTTTTTAGCTATTGCAGCAGTACCAACAGCTGCTGCTAATCCACCAACTACAAGAGCTGGTTCTTTTAGTCCAGGATTTCTTGCAAATACTTCTTGGAACTTCTGACCTGCTACATTAAGATTTTTCTTTGCAAAGTCTTTTGTTGCTCTTACTGTCTCTTCAATATCTTGTTGAACAGATGTTTTTGTTTCTTTTGCAGCATCTACACCTTGTTTAGGAAAATTAGTTGTTCTAGGTATATCAACATATTCGCCTGACTGCATAAACTGCCCGATAGCTTGATCTACATTTGCAGCTCTCTTTTCTGCATCTCTTATTCCTATATCTGCACTTTGCCTTTTTGTTCTTAAATTTTTTAATCTATCTTGTAACTTCTGAGTTGGAATTGCATATCCTTCTCCTTTGTAAGATGGCTCAGATTGATAAAATCTACCTGTTTTAAGTCCAACTTTAGGAATTGTTCCTACTGTATACTCTCTACCTGTAACTTCTCCTGTTTCATAGTTAGTTCTTTTAGACCCTATACCAGAAGCACGAACTTCTTTACCAGGTTCAAAACCTTGCTTATAAGTTTCATAACTAGGCATTTCACTGGTTACTCCAAGACCTTTAGGATCTAAAAATCTTTTTCCTGCAGCGACAGTTCCGATACCAGCAGCAGTGCCAAGAACAGCACTTGCACTTATTGGAGCCCCTTTAATTCTTATTTCAGGATCATTCAATCCACGAGCTGTTCCTTTTATTAATCCACCAAAAGCAGTGAATGTTTGTTTTTCTGGATCTATATCTATTCTTTTACCTGCCTCTGGTTTACGATTCATGTAACGTCTGTAATCAGAAATAGTTGATGGCATTACATCAGGACGTTCCTTTATAAAATCTTTATAAGCTAATGGCTGACTTTTTTGTCCTCCAAAAAATCTAAGTGCAGCTTCTTCTGTAATATCACGAGGTTTTGCACCAGTAGGATCTTCTTCTTTAGATACAGGTGCTACAGCTTTATATCCTTTTGGTCTTAGTCCCTGATGCAATGGACCTGATGTTTCTGTCAATGTATGAAAAAGAATAGGTACACCAGCTGCTACAGCACCAGCAGCTACAGGATCTTCTAATCCTGTAAACTTACTAGCAGCTACACCTGCTTTACTTACCAATCGAAAAGGATTTGTATATAACCATGCTTTCTGTCTGTTCTTTTCAGAAAAAACATTAGATCCAAAAACATCTGCAGCAAATTTAGCTGGATCTTTTATAGCATCTCTGACAGTTCTATCTGGTCTTGGAATACTAAAACCTTCTCCAGGGCGAGTATATGATCCATAAGTTGTATTTCCATACTTTGAAACACCTACATTTTTTCGTAAATTCTCAATTACATCATCACCAAAATTAACTACATTCTCTGTTACGTTTTTAAATTTATCTGCATATCCATCTAAATTAACTTTTTTGGCACCCTCAACTAAAGTTGGTCCTAACTTCTTTATAAACTCTACAGAGTTGTTGAAATAATTAGGTACTGAACCTCTCATTTATCTAATAACTATGCGTTGAACTCATCAAGCTTTGAGCAAGGCTGTTTAAACTTTGCATATTGGAGTCAGGACTCATATGCATTACCGTACTGGGCATCTTTTCTATCTGAGCCATCTTTAATCTGTATTCATATTTTTCTCTTTCTGACAATGCTTCTCTTGCCTGCACACCAGATAAATCTGTAGTTGATGGTCTTACAACTTCATTATATTCTGGTTCTGATGTATGCTTAGTTGCACCAGTAGGAGTCTTAGGTCCTTCTCCAAAATCAGTTGGTATAAATGGATTAGGTTGATTACCAGGTAATACTGATTGTGCAAAGGCTTGTCCACCAATCTGACCAGTTACTTCACCAATCTTTCTTGCAGTACCAGCTTTCATTCCTCTTTCACCAAAGAAACTTCTTCCCTTCAATCCAGCAGTAACTCCTTCAGCAAGAATATTACCTGAAGCCTGTCTGACTAATGTATCTCTTATATCAGGAGCATCTTGTCCTAAAGCACGAGGTATGACCTGTTCAGCTGCTGAATAAAGAAGAGTGTCTCTTAAAGCTCTTTTACCAGCTTGTTGAACACCTTCTTTTGCAAAGAACTCACCAAGTTTTTTGCCAGCCATTGTTACTCCTTTTTTAGCTGCTTCTACTCCTACTTTTCCGATCATGTTACTTTTACTCCGTCTGTTGGGAATTGTCCATTAACTGGTGGACCTTTTGGATCTCCTTGCATATATTGTAAGACACCTTCTTTACTGACATTAAATTTTTCATCATCAGTAAGTAATCTTGTTTGTCTAAACTTTGCCAAGAAAGAATCTGATCTAGCTTGCTGTCCAGGATCATTGAAATCTCCCAGATCATCAGCCCTGGCTATTTGATCTCTTCTAACGATATCAGCCTGTTTATCATCAAACTGTCCAGGAGACTCACGAGTATAAAGATTGTTTGTATCTTTCATCTTTGCTACAAACTTATTTGTAAAGTCTGTATTGGTTCTTCCAGAGAAGTCTATATTGTTATCAATCGGTTCTCCCTTAGCAACCAGCTGTTGTCTTTTATTTCTCCTGTAGTCAAATACTGACATGGTTATTTCTTTTTACGTTTACGTAATTTACTTAGAGTTTTAGCTAAGTTAGCCTGACGAACTGTACGGGTGTCATACTTATCTGGATTAGCTGTTACCTTTGATGCAAACTCTTTTACATCCATCCCTCTTGCTTTTGCTTTCTTAGTAAAAGCACCAGGGCGTTTGATAGCATCTTTAATCCATTTGTCAGCCATCGGATAAACCTATTTTAACAGTGATTACTTTTCGAATAGAGCTTTTTCAAGCTGGGCAACTAATAAGTCATCTACTTTGTTACCACTCTTAGCAGCAGCTTTTTTTAAGATAGATACTACAAATTTCTTTAGTAGTTCATCTAGATCCTCTGGGATTTTATCAACAGCTTTGTTTATGACGTTGATCGCAATAGGTAATAAAAATTTAGTCATTGTTCTATGTTCTTGATTTTAATTCTAACCCCCTTGTTGTTTCTTTAAATTGTCTAAGAATTTTGCAACACGTTCATTAGCTGTATTAGGATCACCTGAGGTTTGTATCTTTCTTAGTTCTCTTGCTGCATCCATTGATGCACGACCTCTTTGTTCTTTATCTACAGATGCAAAAGATTTTGTTCCAGGTTTCATATCCGCTTTTAACTTTGAAAGAGTTGAATCACTAACTCCTTTGAATGGACTTGTTGTACCAGGTGCATCTGTTGGTTTTGTTTTTGCAGTTGAGCTAAATGGTCCTGCTACATATCCAGGTTGTTCTCCATAAATCCCTATACCAG